AAGGAAATACAGGCCTCGCAGGTAATAAAGGTGCTAAGGGAAATACTGGTGATACAGGACTAACAGGTGCAAAAGGAAATACGGGTAATAAAGGTGGTACGGGCTCAGGTGGTCGTACTGGTGTAAAAGGTAATACAGGCGTAGCAGGTAACAAAGGTAATACAGGCGCAGTAGGTCGACAAGGTGCAGTTGGAGCTCAAGGTGATGCAGGTAATAAGGGTAGAAAAGGAAATAGTGGTAAACAAGGTGTTAAAGCAAATACAGGCCTCGCAGGTAATAAGGGTTCTACTGGCTCAGGTGGTAGAACGGGTATTAAAGGGAATACAGGCCTCGCAGGTAATAAAGGTAATACGGGTGCAACGGGCTTACAAGGTCTAAAAGGTGCAAAAGGTAATTCGGGCGATAAAGGTTCTAAAGGAAATACTGGCGCAGTAGGTTTACAAGGTGCAATTGGAGCTCAAGGTGATGCAGGTAATAAAGGTGCTACTGGCTCAGGTGGTAGAACAGGTGTAAAAGGTAATACTGGCGATGCAGGTAACAAAGGTAATACAGGCGCAGTAGGTTTACAAGGTCTAAAAGGTAATACAGGCCTCGCAGGTGATAAAGGTGCTAAAGGAGATACTGGTAACCAAGGTGATAAAGGTACTAAGGGTAATGCAGGTAATAAAGGTGCTACTGGCTCAGGTGGTAGAACAGGTGTAAAAGGTAATACGGGTGTTGCCGGAAACAAAGGTAATACAGGCGCAGTAGGTTTACAAGGTCTAAAAGGTAAAACAGGTAACTCAGGCGATAAGGGTTCTAAAGGAAATACTGGTAATCAAGGTCTACTTGGTGCTCAAGGTGCTGCAGGTAATAAAGGTGTTACTGGCTCAGGTGGTAGAACAGGTGTAAAAGGTGCAACAGGTCCTCAAGGTGATGCAGGTAATAAAGGAAATACTGGTAACCAAGGTGTTAAAGGAAATAAAGGTAATACCGGCCTCGCAGGTAATAAAGGTGCAAAAGGTAACCAAGGTAATCAAGGTGCAGTTGGAGCTCAAGGTGATGCAGGTAATAAAGGTGCAACTGGTTCAGGTGGTCGTACTGGTGTAAAAGGTAATACAGGCGTAGCAGGTGATAAAGGTAATACGGGTGCAACGGGCTTACAAGGTGCAGTTGGAGCTCAAGGTGATGCAGGTGATAAGGGTTCTAAAGGTAATACAGGAAACCAAGGTGCAGTTGGAGCTCAAGGTGATGCAGGTAATAAAGGTGCAACTGGCTCTGGCGGTAGAACGGGTATTAAAGGGAATACAGGCCTCGCAGGTGATAAAGGTAATACAGGCGCAGTAGGTTTACAAGGTCTAAAAGGTAAAACAGGTAATTCAGGCGATAAAGGTTCTAAAGGTACAACAGGTGGTGGTGGTGTTCAAGGTGCTCAAGGTAATGCAGGTAATAAAGGTGCAACTGGCTCAGGTGGTCGTACTGGCGTTAAAGGTAATACGGGTGTTCAAGGTGTAAAAGGTGTAATTGGTGCTCAAGGGGCTTCGATGAGTGGTTTAGGATATTTTGAAGTTCAAGGTGGTATACTAACATTTAAACCAAATGGATGGTCTTCAGGTGATGATGTCTATATCATAAGGTCTGTACATAGTGGTAGCTTTTACTAAATTATTTTTCATATTTATATACAAACATTAAAAAAGTTATGAGAGCAAATTTTGGATTCGATAGAAACCCTCATAGATGGGATGTAAATTTCACAGATTATTATTGGTTCGCAGATGGGTTTGATTCAACTGAATTAAGTCAAATAGAACAAATGACCAAACTCCTTCCATTTGAAGATGCAGCAACAGGTGAAGGTGAATCATCAAAAAAATCAGATTATAGAAAATCAAGAGTAAAATGGTGTCCTCAAAATCAAGAATGGGGATGGGTTTATGAAAAACTTCACAATATGATTGTAGAATCAAATCAAAAAATGTGGAAGTTTGATTTATCTACTATGAATGAATCAATTCAATATACTGAATATTACGGAAGTCAAGAAGGTGGGTATGATTGGCATATGGATTGTGGTATAGAGATACAAAATCAAAGAAAAATATCAGTAACAGTACAACTTTCAGATTCAAATGAATACGAAGGTGGTGACTTACAATTTAATATTGGAAAAGAATTGACTGCACCTTCTAAAAAAGGAGCAGCGATTATATTTCCTTCATTTTATTTACATAGAGTAACTCCCGTAACAAGTGGTATACGAAAATCATTTGTTTTATGGGTTGGTGGTGAACCTTACAGATAAGATATGCAAAAGACTACTTTACCAACGGCATTAGTATATGGTTGGAAACGATTTGGTAAATACGAATTAACATCCGACATCTATCACGAAGAAGATTTATTCGAAAATGTTGTAATTTATTCATACAGAGATGCTAAAAATTGGAAATCACATTTATCCAAACATAAAGCTGATATTATTTATGTAATAGGTGAAATTCCATCGGAATTACAAAATGTAACCGATGATATTGTAAAATCTAAGATAGTTAATGCAGAAGAAATTTATCCTGATAATGTAATAGCGAATGATGTAGTTTGTCAGTCAACTTTTTGGTCATGTGAATCAAATAGAGTTTATAGTAATGAAGATTCACCACTATTATCAGTATTCACTCCAACATATAAAACTGAAAATAGAATATTTAGAACATACAAATCTCTATTAGAACAAACATATCAGAATTGGGAGTGGGTTGTGGTAGATGATTCACCAGAAGACCATCATTTAACTTGGCAAATGATAAATCATATAGCTAAATTAGATTATAGGGTAAAACCATATAGAATATCACCAATATCAGGTGGAAATGTTGGTGAGGCTAAACATAGAGCGGCAATGTTATGTAATGGTGAGTGGTTATTTGAATTAGACCACGATGATTGGTTAATATCAACTTGTTTAGAAGATGTTCTTGATGCAAGTAAGAAACATACAGATGCTGGATTTATTTATACAGATGTAACTGAAGTTGAAAAGGATAATTCACCGAGAATATATGGTTACATAGGTGATGATTGGTATGGTCATTCTGAGAATGGATTTGTATGGGGTTACGCAGGTCATACTTGGCAAGAGATTGATGATAAAGAGTGGTTAGTACATCATTATCCTGAAATAAATCCAAAAACAATTAGATTTAATATTGGGATGCCAAACCATTGTAGAGTTTGGAATCGAGATGTGTATCATAAAATCAGAGGACACAATAGAAATATTTCAGTCGCAGATGATTTAGAATTAATTATTAAAACATTTTTAGAAACTAAATTTATTCATCTTAAAAAAATGTTATATGTACAATATAATAATGGAGACTCTACTGTTGACAACAATAGAGTTGATATTAACCGAAGAGCAAGGTTAATTAGAGATTATTATGATACTCAAATAAAGGATAGATTTGAGGAATTAGGAAAAGAAGATTGGATGTGGGATTATGAAAAAAACCATTCAATAAAAGATATCAGTTATAGAGATTATGACAGATATGGTAAAAACGAAGAATTTGTTAATTATATAGTAGAATAGATATGAGAGTTTTATTTACAGTAGGATATCAAAACGAACCAATTAATGACACCATACTAAAACAAAAAGGTATGGGTGGTTCTGAATATTGCGTCATTAACTTAGCTAAAGAGTTTGAAAAGAAAGGTCACGAGGTAATAATTACAGGTGAAGTTTCAAATAGTCAAACAAATAATCTAAAATTTATTGATTATGACAGTATTGATAACAATCAACACTTTGATGTTGTTATTGCATCAAATTACATTCATTACTTTAAAGTTTTAGAAGATAAAAATATAACATTCGATAGTTCTTACTTTTGGATACATAATTTAGAGTTCTATTCATGGTATAATGGTGAGACTCTTCCAAATGATGGAGTAGATTATCTAAACCATCCTAAATTAACAAATATAATCGCAGTATCAGAGTGGCAAAAGGGTCAATTAGTGAAAAAATATAATTTAAACTCTGAAAAGGTTAAAGTTATAGGAAATGCTATAAACCCATCCGACTTTGATTCCATCCAACAAGAAAAATTTAAAGACAAAGTAATTTACACATCTGGACCTGATAGAGGATTGTGGAATCTGTTAAATATTTGGGATGATTTAAAAAACATTAATCCTAATTTAACTTTGTGGGTTGCATCACCACCTTATACTAATGATTGGGACACTTTAGAACGAATAAAAAAAGATTACCCAACTTATGAAAGAGACTTTGATGTACATTATTTAGGTTCACTAAATCCATCTGAGTTATACAAACAAATTAAATCTTCTGAGTGGTGGATTTACCCATCTCAGTATCCTGAAACATATTGTATAACTGCTCTTGAAATGATGATGGGTAGAGTTAAACTTCTATCATCTGATACAGGTAATTTAAAACACTTACTCGATAATAAAAGTACATTAATAAGTTCACATACTCATGAGTCAGGTGAAACTCCATTTGATGATAGTTCCCCTGATAACTACAAATGGGAAAATAAAAATACAGGCCTTATGCGATATACATTTATCGCAGCATTTGCTTTTTCAAGTCAACAAGCAAAAGAACACAAGAAGTTGTTAGATAGTGCTGAACAATTTGCAAGAAAACAAAATTGGAGTGACAGATATGTAGAGTGGTATAATTTGGTGAATGATAAGTTACCAGATGAGGCAAGAGGATTTACTCCGCCAGAAGATTTTGGATTTGAAAAACTTCATCCAGAACTATACACATATTGGGACAACAAAGATGAGTGGACAAAAAAATTCATATCATATTCAGCTCGTACAAAGGAATGGGATTTGATAGTAGACGAACCATTTGATAGTTGTTTTCAATTTCCTTTATTTACTGAAGAATTTTGTAAAATGATTAGAGAAGAAGCCGAACATTCTAATAGATGGACTTTTGACCGACATGAAAATTACCCAACAACTGATATGTTGATAACAGAAATTGGAATGGACGAGATATATAATGATGTATTGAAAGACTATGTTATGCAAGTTGCAGTATATTTATGGGCGTTAGAAGGTAAAGGATGGGATAGTATGAGTTCCGAAAACTTTTTAGCAAAATATATACCAACTGCACAAGGACACTTGGGAATACATCACGATAGGGCAGATATTACTTGTTTAGTACAACTATCAGATTTAGATGAATACGAAGGTGGTGGTACTTGGTTCAGAAGACAAAAGAAGTTAGTAAAAAATCCAATTGGTTACGCAACATTACATCCTGGCAATATAACTCATAAGCATGGAGCGCGTGCAACCACTAAAGGTACTCGTTATATTGTAGTTTCGTTCATGGAAAATAGGGAAAGCTAATTATTTCCATATTTATATACATAGAGGAGAATTAAATGGCAGTAAACATTCCAATATGGCCTGGTTCAGGTTCATTTTCAAGTGGTTCATCAACTCCTTTCGGATTCTTTGATTCTGATACTCAATTTCAGAATGACGCTCCGAAAGTAGCAGAATGGTGTGCGAAGAGATTGGGATACCCAATCGTAGATGTCGAGTTGCAAGATATAAACTTTTTTACTTGTCTTGAAGAAGCAGCTAACGAATACTCTTCACAAGTAAATCAATACAGAGCAAAAGAAAATATGTTGTCAATACAAGGTACTGCTTTAGGTACTGATTTGTCTGATACTGAGATTGCACCAAATCTAAATGGTATGGTTAGTATAGCAAAAGATTATGGTACTGAAGCATTAAGTGGTGGACGAGTAACAGTATATACAGGTTCTTTTGAAATGGTGGCAGGTAAACAAATTTATGATTTATCTGATGCAAATGTGGTGAACTTAGAAAATGGTTCAGTAAATGATGGTATCGTACTTAGACGAGTATTCCATACACAACCACCAGCAATCATAAGATACTTTGACCCATTCATCGGAACAGGATTAGGTTCTCAGCAAATGTTAGAAACTTTTGGATGGGGTAATTACTCGCCAGGTGTTTCATTCATGATGCAACCAATGTTTGATGACTTATTAAGATTACAAGCAATTGAATTTAATGATTATATTAGAAAATCATCATATGGATTCCATATAGATGGACAACGAATTAGATTATATCCATTCCCTCAAGGAAAAGATACAGGTGCAAAAGTATATTTCGATTATACATTAGAAAGTGAAAGTAAATCACCAATTGCAAATTCAAATGTTGTAAGTGATTTATCAAACGCACCATTTGGAAGATTAACATATACTAATATCAATAGTGCAGGTAAACAATGGATTGCACGATACGCATTGGCATTAGCAAAAGAAATGTTAGGTGCTATCAGAGCTAAATTTAGTTCTATTCCTATACCAGGTGCAGATGTAACACTTGATGGGTCTGATTTAAGAAATGAAGCTTCGGCTGAAAAAGAAACTTTGTTAACTGACTTGAAAGAAATGTTAGAATCAACTTCTCGTAGAGCATTAATGGAAGCAAAAAAAGAAGAGTCTGAATACTTAGAGGAAACTTTAAACAGAGTACCAAGACCAATTTTTATAGGGTAATTTATGGCATTGTTCGGTGGACAAAGAGATATGAGTTTGTTTAATAAATTGAACAAAGAACTCATTAATGATATAATTGATACAGAAGTGTATTACTATATGGTTGCGATTACTGAAACCAAATCTAATTTATATGGTGAGGGTGACAATAAAGTATTTCACAATCCAATAAAAATACCATGTTTAGTAGAAAGAAATCAAGCAGCACAAATATCTGATGAGTTTGGACAATCATATTCTCGTGAAGTTCAGTTTAAGTTTTTAAGAGATACATTAAAAGAAAAAGATTTAGTACCTGCAGTTGGTGATATTGTACAATGGAATAATGAATATCATCTAATAGACGCATCATACTCATATCAATACTTTGCAGGAAAGAATCCTCAGTATTGGGATGGTGGTGATGCTCAAGGTTTAAATGTATCTATTATATGTGATAGTCATGTTACAAGACAAACAAGTATTAAATTAGTAGAAACAAGATTCGGTAATTCAAACCAAAATGATAACGAAGTACCAATGGGACTATAAACGATGGCAACTAAATACAGAAATACAGACAACTCGAAACCTCAGATTATACAAACACAATCTTCTACATCACCTGACCCTATATTAAATAAAGCAAAGCAGTATAGAAGGGATAAGGATAATGTAAAAAATGTAAGTGTTGGTATTTACGATATCGATTCTGCATTTAAAAACTTTTTAGAAAAGGATGTAAGACCAACTGTTGAGGATGATGGAAGATTTTATCCTGTTCCTGTAATGTATGCATCACCTGAAAAGTGGGCAAGTGCACAACGAGATGGGTTTATGAGAGACGAAAACGGAATGATGTTAACTCCCGTTATTGTTTTTAAAAGAGATAATCTATCAGTAAACACCGATTTAGCAAAATTAAAAGTTGCACAAAACGAAGATACACATCAGTTCTTTGAAAGAAAGTACAATAAACTTAATAAGTACGACCAATTTGCAATACTGACAGGAGAAAATCCAAAGAAAGAATTTATGTCAGTTGAAAGACCTGATTATGTTGATTTACAATATGAAGTGATAGTTTGGTGTGACTATATGGAACAAGTTAACAAAGTTGTAGAGCAAATTGTATTTTTCCAAGGTCGTTCTTTTGGTGAAAGATATAAGTTTGTAATAAAAGGTGATTCTTACTCATTTGAAACAATGTCCGAGATGGGTCAAGATAGAATTACTAAAGCAACAATATCTTTAGTAACTAAGGCTTATATCGTTCCAGAATATGTCGGACTAAACAACAATACTAAACGAACAGTATCGATTGGAAAAGTTTCATTTTCAGAAGACCCAAGTCTTTCTGGCATTAAAATCTCTAAAAAGAGTGGTAATGAATAATTTTTCCATATTTATAAGTGTAGTAAATAAAATTAATATGTTATGGCAGAAAAAGAAATAAAAAGTTTTTCGGAAGAAGAAGTTAAAAAAATTACGGAAATTCAAAGTAAAACTCTATCAATTACATCAAGGTTAGGTGAGATTGAAATTGGTATTCAAAACATGGAAGCCCAATTCAATGAAATGAAACTTGAAAAGAACACTTTGATGGAATCTTACAGAGAATTATCCAACGAGGAAAGAGAATTAAGTGTGGAGTTGAGAGCTAAATATGGTGAGGGAACTTACGATGTGGCTACAAATACTTTCACACCTAACAAATAAGTATTCGTTTTGGAAATTTTTGGAGTATTTATATAAAGGTAAACCCAAAGATTTAATTTAGGAGAAAATAATGGCAGAAAGAATTGTTAGTCCAGGTGTATTCACAAGAGAAAAAGACCTCTCATTCTTACCACAAGGTATAGGAGAGATAGGTGCGGCACTTATAGGACAAAGTATAAAGGGGCCTGCATTCGTACCAACACAGGTAGAGTCCTTTCAAGAATTTCAACAAGTATTTGGTGGTTTGACAGAAGATTCATACCTACCTTATACTGCACAATCATATTTAGAAGACGCAGGAACTGCGACTATCGTAAGAGTATTAGGACAGAGTGGTTATACTGTTGAACCTTTAGTATTAAAGATTAGTGGTTCAGTAGCAGCAGTAATTCACCCTACTACAAAAGTACCTTTCGGTGGTGTTGCAAACTCAACAGGTTCATTTGATAGGTCACTTGTAACAAACTTGAGTGGTTCAGCAGCTTCACCAACACCAGATGTTTCGGCATCTAACTTCGCACTTTATATGAGTGCATCGGGTGCAGTAACAGGTTTATCAGAGTCAGCAGTACTTGCAATAGCAACCGCATCATTAGACCCAAGCGCAGTAAACTACATTGGAAAAACACTTGGTTCATCTCCTAAAAATGGTTCGGAATTTGGTTACCTATATATGAACTTCAATTCATTCCAATCGTCATCTTTCGCAGCTGACCCTAATTGTAATGTAGAAGTTGATACATTTAGAAAAACTGACTATACAAAAGCATACCAAGAAGCTTCAACACCTTTCATCATATCACAAGATGTATCAGGTACAAGTAAAAACTTATTTAGATTCCACACATTGTCACATGGTACTTCGACAAACTACGAATTTAAAATTGGTATTAGAGATATTAAACCAGCAAATGAAGTTCCTGGTTCTGAGTACGGAACATTTAGTGTTATCCTACGAAGAGTAGATACTTCTAAAATTGCTAATTCTATATTTGGTCAAACTGTTCAAGATAGTGATGTTAGACCAAGTATTATAGAAGAATTTAGTGGACTTAACTTAGACCCTAATTCACCTAACTACATTAAAAGAGTTATTGGTGACAAGTATATTACTGTTGATAACAATGGTAAAGTTACTTCAAATGGGGATTATCCAAACGCATCTGTAAACATTAGAGTAGAAGTAAATAGTGATATGGATGGTGGAGCACTTGATGCAAGTCTTGTTCCTTTCGGATTCGCAGCAGTTAAGTCACCTATACATAGTGGACATAATTTACCAAGTCCTACATATGTAACAGACCAGTCAATTGCAAATGAATTTAACAAAAGAGCATTCTTAGGTTATTCATTCGACTTTACAAATACAGATAACTTAAACTACTTAAACCCAATTCCAGACTCAAGTTCTGAAACTGTTGGAACTAAGTTCTTATTAAGTCAATGTACTTCTAATGGAGCAGCAATTGCACTAAACGATGGTCTTATAGACAATAAAAAATTCTTAGTACCATTCCAAGGTGGGTTCGATGGATTCGCACCAAACAGAACAGTACTAACAGGAACAAACATTGTTGCAGGTAATATGCAAGGATTGGATTTATCATCAGCAACCGCAGGTGGTACAATCGCAATGAGAAAAGCTATTAGCGCAATGTCAAATCCTGATGAATATGATATGAACCTATTAGTATTACCAGGTGTAATCAATAGACTACACTCTTCAGTAACTACTTTTGCAAAAGATATGTGTGAAGACAGACAAGATGCATTCTTCGTAATGGACGCAGGTTCTTACACAGATTCAATCTCAACAGTAGTTAACTCACTAAGTTCATTCGATTCAAACTATGTCGGAACTTATCACCCATGGTGTAAGATTCTTGATACAGACAAAAATAAACCAGTCTGGGTACCACCAAGTGTTGTATTACCAGGTGTTATCGCATTTAATGACGCAGTTGCTGAACCATGGTTCGCACCCGCAGGTTTAAATAGAGGTGGTTTATCAAATGTAATCGAAGTTAAGTCAAGATTGACTCATGACGAGAGAGATACATTATACGAAAATAGAATTAACCCAATCGCTACATTCCCTGGACAAGGTGCTACGGTATTTGGTCAGAAGACACTTCAAGCTAGACCTTCAGCTCTTGACAGAATTAATGTAAGAAGATTACTAATCGCATTGAAGAAGTTCATCGCATCATCTTCAAGGTATTTATTGTTCGAAAATAATACGGCAGCAACAAGAAACAGATTCCTAAGTATAGTTAACCCTTACTTAGAATCAGTACAACAAAGACAAGGTCTTTACGCATTCCGAGTTATTATGGACGAATCAAACAATACACCCGATATTATAGATAGAAACATCTTAAAAGGAGAAATCTTTATTCAACCAGCGAAAACTGCAGAGTTTATAGTACTTGATTTCAATGTACTTCCAACTGGCGCAGCGTTCCCTGAATAAAAAATAAAATAAAGACTATTTATTAGAAAGAGAAAACGGAGAATTAAATGGCACAATTATTAGACCCAAATGAAATAATGTTCACCAACTTTGAACCTAAAATGTCAAATAGGTTCATCATGTACATCGAAGGAATTCCTGCATACTTGGTGAAAACGGCAGCCAGACCAGAAATAAACAATGGTAAAGTTACCATCGACCATATCAATGTTAGAAGATATGTAAAAGGTCGTTCTGAGTGGCAAGATTTAGCAATCACTTTATACGACCCAGTCGTACCTTCCGCTGCACAAGCAGTAATGGAGTGGGTAAGACTACATCATGAATCTGTAACAGGTAGAGATGGATACTCTGATTTCTATAAGAAAGATATCACATTTAACAGTTTGGGTCCTGTTGGTGATAAAGTAGAAGAGTGGACACTTAAAGGTGCATACATTCAATCAGCTAATTTCTCAGACATGGATTATGCAGGAGAAGATTTAGCAACAGTAGAAATGACACTTACTTACGATTACGCAATACTACAATACTAAATACGGATTGTAATAAAAATTGAAACAAGAAACCCACCCCATAAGGTGGGTTTTTTAATTTAATTTACATATTTATTAAAGGTTAACCAAAAAGGAGAGAAGATATGGCAAAATTAATAGTTAAAAGAATTGAAGACAATATTGTCGAGTGGATTGGTGATGATTCATATTGTACTTGGGAAGACAAGGACAATGGTGAAGAAGCTGCAACACATTTTACAATCAAAGAAGCAAATGAAGATTGGGGACTCCCAATTAATGGCTTCGATTATGGTGGAAGAGAAAAAATTACCTATGATGGTGATTTACCAGATGGATTTGAATGTGGTGTAACTACACTAACAGGAACCGAAGGTAGTTATACTTGGGGATAATCCAAAATCTATTTTAAAATCTTAAAGTCTCATTATTAAAACAATTTTGAGACTTTTTGTATTAATAATAGTCCAGTTACATATATATTATAGTACAGTACAACAAAAAAAGATATAAAACGAGTTTTATTATGGCAAAAGAACGATTAGAAGATGAGTACCCAGTTTCCGACAAGGATATGGTACAAAAAGCTATCAAAGACCACGAACAAAGAGAAGTTCGTGACTATAAGTTTCCTACGGAAGTTATAGATTTACCCTCAAAAGGACTTATATACCCAAAAGACAACCCACTATCAAGTGGAAAGGTTGAAATGAAGTATATGACCGCAAAAGAGGAAGATATCCTAACCACACAATCATATATTAAAGACGGAACTGTTTTAGACAGATTATTTCAGTCATTAATCGTTGGTAATGGTGATGGTGAAACAATTAAATACATAGATTTAGTTACAGGTGATAAAAACGCAATTATGATTGCTGCAAGAGTACTTGGGTATGGTAAAGAGTATAAGGTTGAAATTGACGACCCAACTATGCCAGGTACAAAGCAAAAAGAAAACATCGACCTTACTCAATTCCAAAATAAGGATTATGAGGGTGAAAATCAAGTAGAACCACATAAAAATGAGTTCGAATTCACTTTACCAACCTCAAAGAGAAAGGTTACCTTTATGGCGATGACCGAATCTAAAGAAAGAAAAGTTAAACATCAAGTAGAAGCAATTAAGAAGGCAAATCGTAAATTAAAAGATATGACTTCAAGAGAGTTAACTACAAGAATGAAAAATATGATTCTTTCAGTAGATGGGTCAGATGACCAAAAAGACATCAATCATTTCGTGGACAATGAATTATTCGCAGTAGATTCAAAGGCACTCAGAGCGTATATCAACCAAAGTGTTCCCGATATTGATTTAACATTTGAATTTGTATCTGAGGAGACCGGGGAAGAGAGAGAAATGCAACTGCCTATGGATGTCGGGTTTTTTTGGCCTTCCGAGTGATTATAGAAAGCATTTACATTCTCAAATTTTTGACCTCATATATCATGGAAATGGTGGGTTTAGTCACACCGATGTCTACAATATGCCTGTTTGGGCGAGAAACTTCTATATCGGTAAGATAATAGAATTCAAACAAGAAGAAAAAAAGGCACATGATAAAGAAATGAGAAAAATCAAGTCAAAAACACCAAGAAAATAATAGTAGTATAAGAACCCGACATATTTGTTGGGTTTTTACATATTTATAGAATATAACAAAGGGATATTATATGAAAACCATCAAAGCAACTAAATTAAGAGAGGTCTTATCTTCCAAAGGAGTAGATGAGGGTTTTATTGATAGAATCTTTCACAGAATAGAAAAGGCTAAAACCGATAACAAACTTAAACAGATTGAAAAAGACATTGAAAGGTCTAAACAAAAAGTGAAAGACATGAGTTCAGAACAAGAGAAGATACTTATCCAAACATATGGTTCTTTGGATAAAGTTCCTCCTGGGATGAAACAAACATTCGGAATTAAATAACTTTAGGGTTCTAAATGGCAGATGATTATAAAAAGATTGAAGAGTCATTTCTTGGCGCTAGAAATTACGCCAATGAATTAGCCGACATTCTTGGTAAAGCAGGAAAGAATACCAAGGCTGCAAATGAGTTTGCCTCAAAATTAGCAGACAATCTTAAATCACAAACAAGTGCCGCCGATAAACTAAACGCAGCAGTTGAAGCTAGAAAAGACTATATAGAAGAAACTGTAAAGAGTGGTAAATTCCTAAATAAAGGATTATTAGCACAATTAGACTCTCAAATTAAACTTCTTGATATTGAAAAAAAGAAAGAAGTAGAAGTTCAAAAACAAGTAGACAAAGCAAAAGAATACGAAGATTTACTTAAAGACCAAAACGATAAATTAAAAGAATCATTAGGATACTCATCAGAACTTGCAGACTTGTTTATGGCAGGTGGTGTAATGGCTCTTGGTGCAAAAGCATTTACTGAAGGTATTGGTGCAGCAAAAGA